CCTAAAATTTTACCTAAAAATTGCCCTCAGGATTCAAATTTTAGGCAATTTTTATTAAATCCTAGACCATTTTAGGTACCTATTTTTATAAAAATCCCTCAATTTTGGGCCTCAAAATTGCCTATTTTTTATAAATCCGAGGGCCTTTTAGGCCCAAAAAATTGCCTTTTAGGTACCGAAATTTATTAAATTTGGGCCTATTTTAGGTACCTAAATTGCCTAAAAATTGCCTCTGGGATTGCCTTTTAGGTACCTAAAAATTGCCTTTTGGGCCCCAATTTTGGGTCTAGGATTGCCTTTTTGGACAATTTTTCGGATTTGTGAGTGAGCCAAAACGCTGTGTTTTTGAGACTTTTTTTTAAAGGGTAGGGGAGCCCTAAAAGTCAAAAAGCTTCAAAAACATGGGGTAAACAGTACCTCTCGAACTGCCTAAAAACACCCAAAAAGGTCCCGGCCTAAACTGATAGACTATATGTTTTGATATAGTTTTTATGCTTTTTTGTTCAGTTTATTAAAAATCCTGAATAGAGAAAAGGGGATAAATAAAAAAGAGGGAGGGTGTAAATAAAAGGGAATAGGATTTAAGGGTATTTTGTTTTTTATATTATTATATTGTTATTTATATATTATCCTTTTATTATTTGGTTTTTTATGTTTGGGGTTGGGTGGTATTTTGTAATCCTTTTGTACGTAGGTTATTGGGATTTAGTATTATAATAGGGAACTTCCTTCTTTGTTTTGGGAGTTCCCTATATTATTTAGAATTGGATTTTGATTTGGGTTGGGGTTACATTATTTATTTGGTTGGATAGGATTAGGTTCTTGATTAGTTGTTGGGATTCTTGTTCTAGTTGGTTCTGTATTTTTAGTCTCTGGGTTCTGTACCTTATGTGGTAATTGTAATTGTATTCTAGTTCTTGGTAAGTAGTTGAGTATCCTTGGAATGGGAATAGGTCTAATTGTTCTAGATAGTCGTATAATTGATTTGGTATATCTTGTAGAAGAATATATTTAGGTGATTCATATATTACTAGGTATTTGTAGTCCTCTAGATATGTATTTATATATGGGAAGTTGGGTAATAGGATTAGATTGTCTTCTAGTTCTAGTTCTTCCTCTATTTCTGATATTTGACCTAATATTTCATCTATTTGGTCTTCTTCCCAGTCTATATCATTTAGATATACAAAGATTTGTTCTAATAGTTCTTCTGATAATAAGTTTAAATCTTCTTCCATTGTAAATAGTTTTTGATGGTTAGTTTATATTGTTTTTTGGGTTCATTGAAGAACCTTATATATTCTTTTGTAAGGGGTTGTCTAGTAATTATTTCATATCTGGTTATGTGTTCATTTAGTTCGAATAACTTTTGCTGTATGAATTGTCTTATGGAATAGCATTTTAGGTTTAGTGACATCTTTATCCATTGTACTTGGATTAATATGTCTAGATATATTTGAACTCTATGGAAATATTCAAATATATTTAGTGATTGTTTACCTATATTTTCTAATGTATCAATTAGATAAGGCTGTATTATGATAATGCTATTGTTGGTGCCTGGAATTGGGTGTTTTTTACAGGTTAAGGGGATTGAATTATCCAATATAATTATTATGTTATTTTGGTCAAAATCCCCTTTTATTTGTTCTCTTAGAGTTTCAAATATTTCTTCCATAGTTTTTAGTAATTGGATTAATTCTTCTTGTTCCTCTTTATTTAAATCCTGTAATTTTGATTGAAGTATGGTATAAGTTTTTTGTACATTATCCATACTGGTTATTTGATTTATTAATAAGTCCAGTTCTTGTTTATTAAGGGTGAAATTTAATTCTACCTTACCAGGACAATATTTAACATTGTCTCTATAGTAGTATAGGTCTTTTAGGTTCAGTTTATTTAGTAATTCATGGAATACTAAACGTTTGAATAACTCATTTATATAATGAGTTTCAGTATCAGTTCCGTTGATTTGTAATGGTTTTTCCAATACCCTGGATAAGGTGATTTTTAAGTCTGAGTTCATAATTATTTATTATTTTATAATGCAAATATAATAATAAATTTATTATTTATAACCCTTTATATACCAATATTTTAATGGTTATTTCCAGGTCCTTAAAATTGTAGTAGTTAAATCTGTTGGAATTGGTTTTAATAGGATATAATGTCCTGGTTCTTTTTTAAGGTATCCATTATTTGTAAACTTTCTGATATATACCTTCATTGTTGATAACTTAGCTTTTCTTTCCTGTTCATAGTGATTATCCAGGATTTTTTTAATGATAGGAGATAGGTAAAATGTATTACCTACCCCCTGTTCATTTAATAGATATATGAGATGAGCTAACAGTTTCATATTTCTAATATGTTTATTTGCATGATTCCAGAATCTTTGAATAGGGTTATATTCATTTGATACTTATCATCTTGATAAGACCTTATTATTAAGAACCCATTCTCTGATTCTTCAAAATGTCTAATAGCTATATTTTTATATTTGAATATAGATGACAATATAAGAAAAGATAGTAACCTTACTTTCTGTATTAGTTCAGTTAAGGATATCATATCCATTCTTATTATTATGGTATGATACCTATTATCAAAGGTAGATAATGATTCTAGAAAAGTGTAATAATCCTTTTCTTTGAAAGTATCATTAAAGAGTTTTTGTATTTTCTTGGATAGTTTCATGATATTTAGTTTTGTCCAGTTTCATATAATGGATTATTTGCTAATAATATTATTTGGTCTTCTGCACCAATTAGAAACCAATCATGTATTGGGTCTTCTATTAATTTGAATTTTATAGATGGTAATAGTTCTCCATTTATCTTAAAAGCACCAAATTCTGAATTATGTATTTGGTTTTCTAAATGAACCTGTTTGAACATATTGTGTATTTGGGAATCTATAGCTCCCTTTTTAAAATTATGTTCTTGGATATTATTCAAACAATTAGCAAATTCTTTTCCGGAATCACATAGGTAAATAAGTGCATTATATGTATATTCTGATAATAATTCACTTGGGTCTAGTTTGTTAACTAATCTCTTTATCATATTAGTGTTATTTAATTATTATATAAAAGGTTACATCATCTACCCTAAAAGTATGACAAGGATTTTCTGTTCCATGTTCAATGAAATATATTTGTTCATCATTACGATAGAATATAATATCTATATGGTTTTTATATGAGTTTAACAGATTTTGTAAATCCTTGAAAAAGTTAAAGTTAGAATTATGTAATATATCTACCCACCATAATTCTGGGTCCCATTCAATAAGTTTTTTAATGATTTTATTGGTTATAAAGCTACTAAATTGCATATTAGTTAGAATTTATTGGTTAGAATTTTGACCTGACAATATCTATTACTTTATTTATGTCCTGGATATTTAGAGATGATTCACTTAGCATATCATATATGTCTTTTACCAAAGAATTTCTATCATAGGTAAATCGTATATCAGATATGATACTATTAGCTTCTTTTTCTGGAACATCAATATTAATTGATATTTGTAATTTTAGTTTTTTGTTTGGAATAATCTTATCATAAAGTTCTTCATCTACTAGTTCATCTTCTGAATCCTTCATGTTTTCCAATTTATAATCAAGGTCATCCATAAACCCCTGTATCAAATTTAAATAGGTTTGGTCATCATCAAATGATTGAGTGGTTTCAAAGAATTTGTAACCATCAATGTTTAGTTGCAAGTTAATTTTTTGTTCTGTTGTTTCCATATCCTTTTTATTTTAATTA